CCCTTGCGTAGATCCTTAATGACCCCGCGCCAGTTGCAGCGGAAGCAAGACCAGATCCCGAAACTGTTGCGCATCCACACAAACCACTGGCCCTTCACCTTTGCCTTGCGGCGCATGAAACTGGCTTGGTCGGTCATGCCACCTGTCTCCTTGCCAGTTCTTCGTACTCGCCGTGCACTGGCAGCAGGCACCCAATGCTGGATGCGTACCGGTCCACCTTGCCCATGAAGTCGTGCATTTCACCCTTGGTGTAATCGCGCAGGCTTTTCAGGTAGGTGGTTTCAACCCATGTGACCGGGCTAGGCCTGGTGATGCGGATGCCGTACTGGCGCTTCAGCTCGGTCTTCAGGTCTTCTTCGGTGAAGTCGTAGCCTGGCTGGTGTCGATTGACATGGTCGGCCAGCGCCCGGAACCAGACATGGACCAGCGACAGCTGGCCCTGGGATTTCATCTTGCCGTCTTGCCACTTGACCAGCAGCGGCTTTTCCCAGTCCCAGTTCTTGCGGATGTGGTCAGCAAACGCCTCGAACATTGCAGGAGTTCTGCACAGCCAGCCTTCGCTCATGCAAACAACTCCGCCTGTGCCGGCGTGACCATCAGCCAGTTGACCTGCTTCCCAGTGATAGGGCACCGCTTCAGGTATCCGGTTTCGACGATCCGCCCGTCCTTGAGCAGCTTGTTGACCCTGGCTGATACTGTGCTGGTTTCCATGCCAAGGGACTCAGCCACCATCCTGCGAGTGCAGCGGCCCTGTCTGGTAATTTCAGCCTCGACCCTGCCTGCCTGGTCAAGCTCCCTGCTTCCAACAATGTGGCCATGGTATGTGTCCAGCGATGCGGACCTGATTGCGTGAAGTGCGCTCATGCTCTGGCCTCCTTTCGCATCATGAACTCGATCTGCTCTTCAAGTTCCATGCGCCTAATCTGTTCGTTACGAGTTATTGCTGGTCGACTTGCGTCTACCCCGCTGAAATCTTCAATCAGGCCACGCAACATGGAGCGACCTCGCTCCTTGTCGGCTGCTTTTTCCTCGGGCGTGACCAGCTTTCCACTGTTGTCCTCCAGCCATGCTGGCATCGGTGCAGCACCAGGGAACGGCTCGCCGCTCAGTGCCATGTCACACGCTCGTTTGTACGCATGCTCGAACCTTGGTCTGGTGATTTCCTCCGACTCGTTTGCCATGTCGTATGACCCGACCAGCGATGCCGCATACCTGACGGCATCATGGCTCCACGGCTTGCGGCTTGACGGGTGTGCGTTCATAGCCGCCTCGTGGTATGCGTCGCGCAGCGATGGCAGGCCGAGGTCTGTTGCTGTCGGCGTACACATCGCAATGAACTCTGGCAAGTCAGGGCAAAAACCCTTTCGGATGTTGGCTGCGTGAATGCCGTAATCGATCTGCCTTGGGGTCAGCCCTGCGTCGATGAACCCGACAGCCCACACGCTGATCCCGGCCTTAACCAGTTCCGGTGTCGGGTACATGCTCGAAAATGCGTGGGGCCGCGCCAGCTGCAGCGCCTTGAAGACCTCCTTGGCTTTGCTCCTGGCTTTTTCCAGTCGGTCCTGAGTCGGTTCCGAATAGGTACCCGGCAACGACCTCAACCCTGGTTCTAGGCTTGGTATTAGCGTGTTGATGTGCTGCATTGCTCACCCCTTGCTGGCTTGCCAGCTTGATGAATTGGTCGATTTTCCCTGCGTCCCGAAGGATCAGTCCGATGTCGTCAAACACTGTTCCCCTGTCGTTCATGCCCATGTGCCACTCGGATCTTGCGCATCCGTCGATGGCGGTCATCAGGTCTTCCGGTGTGTACCCAAGGCCAATGGCTTTGCCGATCAGGTCTGATCGCTTTCGGTCTAGCTGGGCTTTCGGGTGATTCATTCGGGATCGCCAGTGGTCGAAAACCACAGCTGCGTCGACGGAAGTCGACAAGTGTTTTTTGTTTTTACATATTGGTTCTTGGTTATTGGTTCTTGGTTCTTGGTTCTTGGTTGGCTTTTTTTCTGAAACCATTTGGGTTTCTAAAGAAAAACCATCTGGGTTTTCTGAATTAACCGCTTCGGTTTTGTAAGTCCTTGGTCTGCCTCCTTTTTTTCCGTGCTCGCGGTTTTTTTCTGCTCTCGCCTGATACTCTGCAATTTCTTCGTCGGCTCGTTTGTTTTTCCAGCCTTCGTCAGTAAGAATAAAAAACTCTGACAAAATTGTTTCAACTGCCGCCTTTTCTGTCTTGCTGCTGGCGCGGATCAGCCTGCAGATAGCCGCGCTTTCTTTAGGCATGTTGCCGTCTGTTTTGTAATACAGGCGCAGTATCCTGGTGTAGGCCATATCCTCGACCCAATCCAGGTGCGCTGTCGCGCTGTCGTAATCTCCAATGTGATGCCGGTATATGTGCATCAATCCTCCCATTCCAGCCCGTTAGGCCGCAGGACATCCGACCGCCGCGCCAGAATGCGCAGGGCCTCGATCTCGGCTTCCGGGTAACAGTGCATGTCGATCGGGACAGGCTTCAGCCCGCAGGCAGCCATCAGGCTGGCCAGCTTGTCGAGCTCGCCCTCCTTCATCCGGCTGACCGTGGACTCAGACACTCCCATGAAATTGGCAGCAACCGCCTGACCTGTCCCTGACAGCGCCTTCAGAAGAATTTGGTGATTCTTCCGTGACCTCTCGGGGAAACTCAGGGATGCTGTAATCATGTCAAGCAGCCCTGCCGCGCTTTGCTGGCGGCTCAAAAACATCCGGGCAAATGACATGCCGTGGGACACCCATGGCTCGCTCAATATGAGGTGCCAATTTATGCAAGCTCGCTGCAGGTATAGCCGCCTTGTTCCGCCACTCACAAACCGATGGCGGCTTAATACCTATAAGGTCCGCAACCTTCTTTGGACCTCCAAGCGCCGTAATTATTTCGTCTGGTGTTGGGATCATATAAATCGCCTGTGCTTATGCCTTACTCGGATATTAGGATGGCCTTATTTTAATGTCAATAGGAGTTCCTATTTTTTAAGCATTAGGATGGCCGCATGAACTCTTTTGCTGAACGCCTACGGGTGGCGCTTGATGGCCCTCCAAAATTAAAACAGGTCGATCTGGCCAAGGCGTGTGGAATAAAACCGCCTTCTGTTAGTGACTGGCTGAATGGCAGGTCGGTGAACATCGAAGGAAGAAACTTGCTGGCAGCTGCAAGGTTCTTGAATGTCCGGCCTGAATGGCTGCAAACAGGAAGAGGCCCTATGAGGCCAGAGCCGCTCACGCCGGAAAACTGGCTGAAGGACATCGAGTTTGAGAACAATGTCGGCCCTGGGCCAAAACTAAGAAAGCCGATCCCGTTGATAAGCTGGGTAAAGGCAGGCGACCTGTGTGAAGCGGAAGATCCTTACCAGCCGGGGGATGCGGACGAATGGCTGGATTGCCCTTTTGACCACAGCCCCAGTGCCTTCTGCCTGCGGGTCGTGGGCGATTCAATGATGCCGGAATACCGGGAAGGCGAGGTGATCCTGGTCGATCCTGCCTTGTGCGCCAATCATGGGGATGATGTGATTGTCAGGACGCCAGAAGGCAAGGCCACATTCAAGCGCCTGCATGACACGCCGGACGGGAAGTATCTGATTGCCATTAACCCAGCTCACCCAGACAGGATCATAAAGGTGCCAGAAGGGACGCATATCTGCGGGGTTGTGACTGGGAGCTGGATGCAGCGCAGGAAATAGGGCTGGACATTTGTCCATATTGATCAGATAGATATGCGGGTGTAAGGTACGCTCCAGAGCTGGCCTTAAGCATCGGTGAACGTCATGAATCATGCAAACAGCGCAACTTTTTCGGCACAGCAAGACTCGCCAGACCACTTCCCTTTCCTGTCGCACCCTCAGCAAAGGGTAATTCAGTCCATATATGACCGGCTAACAAGCATTGACGATCGCCTGGGCGCGATTGAAAGCCGCACTGCCAGCATAGAGCGCAGACTTTCAAACATTGAGAGCATAGCCGACCAAACAAGGCGCGACGTCACCACGATAATGGAAATACTGCAGCGGTCGAATAAACCGGCAGATACTGCAGAATAAGCCGACAGGATGTCAGCCACTGGGCGACAGGAAGTCAGGCGAAAGCGACACCTGCCCAGTGGTGTGACAGTAGGAGAGACTACGCCATTAAGAGGCCAATTGCATGGAAGCCAAAACTATAGAAATAATCGTTTTCTTAATCCCGATCACGATAGCCGCTTATAACCTTTCTCGTGGTAAATCTATCGCTTATTCCAGCCTGACGGGCGACAGTGGCGGCCCAATAATAGAATTGGCGGCCCTTGTTCTTATTATCGTTTTGGCTGCAAAAATAGTGTTTTTTTAATATCAATGACAATGCACCTGCCCTGTTGCTGTTTCCATGTGGCAGCACTGCCCTGGGGGTGAGCTTGCCCTGCATCCGCCGCCATGCGCCATTACAGCCCCAGCCAATAAACACCCAGCCAATACCGCAATCATCTTTTTCATGGTCTTCCCTCTTGGTTTGCGCTCGGACATTGAGCCATCCAAACATTACCAATAAAAAATTAGGATAGCCTATTGACAAGATTATAAGGATGGCCTAATGTTCTCCCATCGCCTTCGGGCAACAACAGGAGAGCAACATGGCAACACGGTTCCCCATCCAGTCCAGAGTGCTGGACCATACGGTCATCCTGACCCCTAACGCATACGGCGACTTCTGGCGCTGCAGTGTGCTGGGCGAGCGACTGACATTCTTCGGACGCACCCCTATCGAAGTGGCATACAAGGCCTTCCTGCATCTTGGAGGTGGAGAATGAATCTCCCAGCATGCGCCGCCCAGCGCGGCATCGACCAGTCGATCTGGTCAGCCCTTAAAAACTCAATTTATCCCGGGGCCGCCGATGATTCAGTGGCTATGGCATGGGACTACTGTTCGGCTCGCGGCCTTGATCCGCTTCTGAAGCCGGTGCATCTGGTACCTATGACAGTCGAAGACAAAACCACGAAGCAGAAAACATGGCGCGATGTGGTAATGCCTGGCATTGGCCTGTACCGGATACAGGCCGACAGATCCGGCAACTATGCAGGAATGGATGCGCCACGCTTCGGACCTGACATGGTGGAAGACTTTGATGGAACTTCGGTGGCATTCCCTGAGTGGTGTGAAATCACTGTCCACAAGCTAATCGGAGACAGGCTAGTGTCATTCACCGCCAGGGAATACTGGATCGAAAACTACGCTACTGCCGGCCGAGATACCCGCAAGCCCAACAGCATGTGGCTGAAGCGCCCGCGCGGCCAGATCGTGAAGTGCGCCACAGCGCAGGCGTTACGCGCCGGCTGGCCGGAAATTGGATCACAGCCAACAGCTGAAGAAATGGAAGGCAAGGATTCGTTTGTTATTGAAGGTGAATCAACGCGCGTCCAACCGGACAAACCGGCGCCGCCAGCCATTACCTACTACCCGCAAGACAAGTTCGACAGCTACTTCGACAAATGGGCAGACAGCATACGGGCAGGCAAGACAACGCCAGAGCGAGTCATTGCAACCATCCAGTCCGTAGGCGAACTGACAAATGAAATGATTGACATGATTAACAGCATCGAGGTGGCAGCATGAAGATTATCAAAGTACAACCCGGCTCTCCAGAATGGCATGCCTTCCGCGCCTGCCACCGTCAGGCAAGTGTTGCGGCAGCAGTAATGGGCGAACACAAATACATGAGCAGGCAGGAAGCGCTGCGCCAGTATGCTTCTGGTGTCGCAAAGGAAGTGGACGAAAACACACAGCGCTTGTTTGATAAAGGCCATGAAGCCGAAGCCAAAGCGCGGCAGATTGCCGAACTGCAGCTAGGCGAACCGCTGTTCCCTACTGTTGGCGAGTCTTCCCAGGATGCAAGATATGGCGCGTCATTCGACGGCATGAACATGCTGGGCACCGTAATATGGGAGCACAAACTGGCCAATCAGAAATTGGTTGACCAGGTCCTGACCGGCGAACTAGAACCGCATTACTACTGGCAGCTGGAGCATCAGCTGTATGTTTCCGGCGCAGATGAAGCAATCTTCGCTTGCTCAAACGGCACCGAAGAATCCTATGTATCCATGGTTTACCGGCCTGTCGATGGCAGGCTTTCCCGCCTGCTGGCCGCATGGGATCAATTCGAGAATGACGCCGAAGATTACCAGCAGGTCATCCCTGCCGACATACCTAAAGGCGCGGAAGTGTCTGCCGATCTGCCGGCGCTTGTCATTGAAGTGCGCGGACAGGTTGTCCAGGCAAATATCGATGATTACAAAACACAAGCACTGGCATGGATTGAAACAATCAACACCGACCTGGTGACAGATCAGGATTTTGCTGACGCCGAGAGCATGGTGAAGTTCTGCGATAAGGCCGAGAAGGAACTGAAGGCCGCCAAAACTGCAGCACTCAAACAGATGGCGGATGTAAATACACTGTTCGCCGCCCTCGATGCCGTCATCGAAGCAATGAGCAAGAAGCGCCTGAAGCTGGACAAGGATGTTAAAAGCCAGAAGCAATCACGCAAGGACGCCATTATCACAAAGGCAAAGCAGGATCTTGCTGCTCACTATGCCGAACTGAACAAAGCGCTAGGCGGCAACTTCATGCAGGTCCAGATGGCTGACTTTGCTGGCGCAATGCACGGCAAGAAGTCACTGCAGACTGCAGCAGATGCTGTTGCCGACTGCTTGGCAAACGCCAAGACCGCTGCATCAGTGCGCATGCAGGAAGTGCAGATCAATGTTCAGCTGATACAGAAGCAGGACAATCCGCACCTGTTCCCTGATCTGGCTGATCTGGCCAACAGGCCATATAGCGACCTAGTGCAGATCATCGAAACCAGAAACATGCGCCACCAGCTGGAGCAGGAAAAGGCAGAGCAGGCAAAACAACAGGAAACCACGCAGGCAACGGCCACCGCGCCTGTACAGACAGAAGCGCCCAAAAAAGCCCCGACAGGCGGCGCAATACTGAAACCCGCTCGCCCGTCTGACTATGCCATTGTCGATCTTGTCGCGTCGCACTGGGGCGTAGCCCACGGAGAAGCAATCCGCTGGATAAAAGAAATGGACTTCAGCGAAATGGAGAGTGCAGCATGAATACGATAATCGAAACACAGGAACAACTTGATGCAATTACCACTAACGGCCAGATAGAAATAGACGGGAGTCTTAAAATAAAGATCGATGTGCATAACTGGTCGCTATCCATCCGCGCCAGTGGTGACATCAGCGCCCGTGGTGACATCAGCGCCCGTCATATCATCAGCGCCAGTGGTGACATCAGCGCCCGTGGTGACATCCGCGCCAGTGGTGACATCAGCGCCAGTGGTGACATCAGCGCCAGTGGTGACATCAGCGCCAGTGGTGACATCAGCGCCCGTGGTGACATCCGCGCCAGTGGTGACATCAGCGCCAGTGGTGACATCCGCGCCAGTGTGACATCAGCGCCCGTGGTGACATCCGCGCCGTTCGTCTATACATAAAATCAATATATGCGCCTGTTTTCAAGAGCCTATTCTGCAAGGCGATTGTCCCGCTATCTGGCAATAACTCGCGTGACCACTGGCATGAAAGGTTCGGGATCAAAACAGACGACGGGTGCTGGAATGAGTTTATCGAACGCCTGTCCGTCGTTGCTACCGACCTGCTGAATAAAGGCGGATGGTTGCCAATAGAGGAAATGATGCTGAAAAGCGTCCTAGGCCATTACGACAAGCAAGATGAAGCGGAGAAGGCAGCATGAGCAACGATCTTAATTCATGCAATTTCATCGGGCGCCTTGGTGCCGATCCGGAAACCAGATACACGACTGACGGAGGCGCGGTAACAAACTTCCGCTTGGCTGTCGGCTGGAAATCGAAAGACAAGGAAGGCGCTGAATGGGTATCCATTGTCACCTTCGGAAAGCTGGCAGAAATCTGCAGCCAGTACCTGAAGAAAGGAAGCCAGGTATTTATATCTGGCAGGATCAGGACCAGAAAATGGCAGGATCAATCAGGCGCTGACAGGTACACCACCGAGATCGTGGCAAGCCAGATGCAGATGCTGGGAGGTCGCGGCAGCAATGAAGGCGAACAGCCAAGCGGTGAACGAAGCTACAACGCTAACGGAACACTGCCGCAGCAGCCAGAGCCTGACCATGACCCGTTCAATGACGACATCCCATTCTGATGATTGTCCCAATGGATGTTCTTACTGTAGCTCCACCATCAATGGCGCACCTATATGTCGAAATTGGACAAGGCCATTTTGTTTTTTATCGGGATTATGTTGATGCCATCCAGCGCATGGAGCGTAGAAGACAGGCGGCTGCCGCCCGGCTTGGCATTCAGGAGCTTTCAATAGGTGAAACACTAGATATGTTTTGGGCTGATTGATGTGGCTGTTATGCGTAAAAATCTTAAAGCAGGTAAATAAGTATGGCATGGTCAAAAGTGTCCGGAAAAATGAACCCGCATTACAGCATGCAGTTGTTGTGTGCGTGGAAGCCGGCAAGCAAAGCGGCAAGCTGGCGTTATGGCGTCTTGATCCATTGGCCTGACGGTACATGGTCCGACGATAGCGAGGATGAAATACCAGAAGAGGAATTGCCGGATTATTGGCAAGCGATCAGTGCGCCAGTGTGACACACAACCCGCTGGCAGACCGGCAGTCTGCTAACTATTAACTGAGAGCATATATGGAAACAGCAGTTATTGAAGTTACTGTAATGGTTGCAGTAAGCGAAGACGGGAATGTTCTTGTATCTGTTCTGGATAATTGCAATGTGCAAAGAAAACGGAACCATGAAGCATGGCTACAAGCATTAAGGGAAGACAAGAAACTGTGGACATTGAAGACCATTAAAACCCTTGTTCCTCTACCAGTGCAGTACGATGAAATAGACGCATGAGCGTCAAAGGAGAGATATTATGAGCCATACACCAGAGAAAAGCGTGCCGGATTGTCTTGTTGGTGGACTACGGCAGTACCGACACAACTACAGGTCAGACGAGTTTTTAACTGGATTTGACTATAAACACACTGTTGTAGCCGTTCGGAATCTTGAGCAACAGCGCGATGAGTTGCGGGTGGAGCGGAATGCTCTACAGCGAATCTGTGCTAGACGAGCAGACTGTTTAGAAGCCCTCGGGCTGCACGCTGACTGCACGCTGGAAGAAGCCACCGCCAAGACGCAGGGGGATGTATGAAAGAGCGCCCAATTTTATTTTCAGCTCCGATGGTTCGCGCCATTCTGGAAGGCCGCAAGACCCAGACAAGGCGGGTGGTGAAACCGCCGCGCAACCGTGACAGCTTTGTTGTGCTCAACCACGGCGAAGGCTGGTGGCCATATCAAAGTGACGACGGCGAATCTGAAGTGTGCAGCGACGGCAACGAGCGTCCGTATAACTCCCCCTACGGCCAGCCCGGCGACAGGCTGTGGGTGCGGGAGGCTTTCAGGTTTTACGATAGCCGCACGGAATGCGCCTGTTACGATCCATGCAACTGTGCAAGAGATAACGGCAAGCCTATCTACCGCGCAACAGCGGATTGCAGCGGAGAGTACAAATGGAAGCCATCCATCCACATGCCGCGCTGGGCTTCCCGCATCACGCTGGAAATCGTCAGCGTGCGGGTGGAGAGGCTGAACGAGATCAGACCAGCTGACTGTATCGCAGAGGGAATTGAGGTTGGTGATTTTGCCGACATTCAGCACGATTGCGCCAACGGTATAAGCCTTGTCGATAGGTTCTGCGCTCTTTGGGAATCCATCAACGGCGCAGGAAGCTGGCAGCAGAATCCGTGGGTGTGGGTAATTGAGTTTCGGAGGGGGGATGTATGACAGACAAAACAGGCGGTTCAGCGTTTCCAACAACGCAGTACGCTAGTGGAATCAGCCCATCAGGACATTGCGAAGGCATGACCTTGCGTGATTACTTTGCATCCCATGCAACCGAGGAAGATATAAAGGAGTGCATTGTGCGTGGGGACAGATACTCAGTGTCTGCGGACAGGGTTGCTGCTAGATATAAATATGCCGACATAATGTTAAAAGAAAGGAGCAGGGGGATGTATGAGCGTACCTGATTTTCTTATTACAGTTGCGCTGATGGTTTTGCTAATACACCTGCTGCTGCACGCGTTTGACTAAGGGGGATGTATGACAATCAAACTCGAAATAACAATGCCACAAGATGCAAAGAACGAACTTAAACCGTGCCCATTTTGTGGAGCCGAACCAGAATACAATGACAACACATCCGAGCATTACGGGTTTGATGTGCCGGGAGTTAGTTGCGAAAAATGCGACACTCGAAACTTTGCTAAAAACAAAGAAGAGGCCATTAGAAAATGGAATGCGCGCCATGACTGAAACCCCTTTCGAGTGGCAGATATGGAGCGTTGAAAAGGTGGCGGAATACCTGTCGCATGAAGTCGGCTATACGCGAGACAGGATCGTGACGCTGCCTGATTTCCCGCAGCCTATACGGATCGCTGGCAAAGGCAGACCAAGATGGCGCGCGATTGAAGTCGCCAAGTGGGTGCTGGCCCAGCGCAACGGCAGGCCAAGGCAGTCAGTCTAGCTTCTTCGCCAGTTCTTCCGGCGCCTCATTGTAATAGGTCATCAGCTGGTTGAGATTCTTGTGCCCGACTATCCGGGCCAGCTCCAGCGGGTTGAACTTCCGCGCCAGCCGCGTGATTGCCAGATGCCTGCTGTCGTGGAATGTAATGTCGTCGATGCCTGCAGATAGCCTTGCCTTCCTGAATACTGTGGAAAGCGTTTCGGTTGTCATGTTGAACAGGTCTTCGTCCAGCGCCCCGATCAGGTCCAGCGCGGCAAGTGATAGCGGCACACTGCGACTGGTTCCGTTCTTGGTCATCGGCAATCTAGCCACCCTTCCATCGATGTCGCTTTTGCGCAGCCCGCATATTTCGCCGGCCCGCATCCCTGTTTCAATGGCGAACAGGAATGCCACCGCTACCCTGTGCCTGGTCTGCGTGACCGGCTCGCCGTGATCCCAGCCAAGCACCCACACCAGCCGCTGGATTTCGTCGTCGGTTATCAGTCGATCACGCGGCCTTGAGTCTGGCGGCTTCTTCACTTCGCGCATCGGGTTTGACTGGATCCACCCCCACTCCCTGCGCGCCGTTTCGATTGCAGATCCCAGCATGACCATTTCACGCCGGACACTGGAAGGCATGACCTCCTGCAGTCGGGCATCTCGCCATTCGGCCAGGTGCGCCGGGGACAGGTCAGACAGCTGGACATCCGCTATCCGTTCAGCAGCAAATGCCCGCAACCTGATCGCTTCCTTTTTCGCCCCGCGCTTCGCCGGCACCACTTCTGTCAGGTACCGATGCAGCAGGTCACGCATGGTCCTGCCTTCATACTGATCTGGCGGCTGGCTCAATTCCTGTTCGCGCCTGATCGCCCATGCCCTGGCTTTGGCTAGCGTGTCAAATGTGCCAGACTCGCGCTTGCGGTTCACGCATACTTCTGCCCTGTATCCGCGCTTGCCCTTCCGTATTGATGCCATGTGTGCGTAAACCGTGCGTAACAGGTTGCGAACAATAGCGGTAAAAGGCGGGGAATGACGACTCGGCAGAATGTCGCAGCTACATGCACTGCCTTGATTTGTAAGGGATAACGGGCAAAAACTAAATATAACGGGATTTCACGCAATCGCCTGAAGTGCCTGCCCAGGGCACCATATACCAAGCAAAATCAAAGCATTGCAATGGTTTTGCGTAAAACGAGCGTAACAGATCAGCCGTTGACATAAGCTCCGCCGAATGCGCGGACTGCCGTGTACCAAAGATCAGCACGGAATGACGGCATCCCGTCCTCGATGCACCAGCGACGCAGGTCCCTGTCTGCCGCTATCCGCATGTCCTGCGGGATGACACCAAGATCGATCAGCTGATAAAGCGCATCGTGCCCTGCGCTCCCGCGCCGGGTGCTAGGCGTATCAATGGAAATGCCGCTGGCTCCGTTCCAGCAGTAATCCTTTTCCAGGATCAGTCGACCGTCATCCCATAACTGGATGTACTCGGTCTTTGCAGAGTAGCCTTTGATGCTGGTGACAAGCTCCTTGCGCCGGTTCGTGCGGAACCGGTAGCCGGATATGTCGTCGCACCAGGAAAGGTCAGTCACGCAGAATCCCCTTTCTCGACTATGGCGTCCGTGCCCTCTTCGTCCGTTTCGTTTGTTTCGTTTGTTGCTGCTCCCAACACTGCAGCAGCTGCGCCAACCGCCAGCTTTGCCTTGGGGTCCGGCACGAACGGCGCTGCCGCACCGAGCGCCTTAGACAACCATCGCCCTACGGCGGCAGCCTTATGCTTCATTCCTGCTAATT